GTCGCCGGTAGTGCAAGCGAAGGCCGCTTGGATATACTTGGGCGAGGCTGCCGTTCCGTCCACAAACACGAACGGGGTCGCAGAGGGGTTGACCTTGTAGAACACTTCCGTGCCGCTGGGGTTCAACTCCTGAGACGTGATGAACGCATCGTCGTCAGCGGTCGTGTCGTTGTGACCAATCTTCACCGTGGTGGTGATGGTCGCAGCGTCCGAGCTGTCGAACACAGCGGTCAGGTTTGTCGCCGCGGCTTTGACAACCGTGCCGGCAACGACAGGGATCAAATTGATCGTCTGGGCGTCATCGGTGTCGACGAGGTCGTTGTGGTCGAGGATGACCTTGTGCGTGTAGCCAAAGGCCGCTTTGGTTTCGTAGGGCAGTTCGTAGACTTTCATTTTAAGTTATTTCCTTGGTTAATGATTAGGCTGCGAGCGCCACGTTGGCGGTGAACTTGCCCTGGGACTGCGGGGCCAAGCAGGTGACCGAAGCGATAGCATCGATCAGCGCGCGGGGACCGCCGCCGAGGTCAGGGAGTTCGCGCATGGCCGGACGCTTGGCGAAGCGGACCTCGCACTGGTCCATGTTGAGCACCAGACCTGACGAGTTTTTCGCCGTGTCGCTGGAGTTGTACTGACGCAGATACAGCGAGGGCAACAGTCGGAGCGTGCCGAAGTCGCCTTCAAACACGTTCACAGCGCTGACGATCTTCTTGGAGTCGGCAGAGTTGTTGAACGTGCGGATCGACAGGCCAGCGCCAGCCGAGCCGGTGCTGAAACGAGTGTACTCGGTGAAGGTGCGCTTGAGCGAAGGTCCGCAGAGGAGCACCATGTCGTCGATCTGGCCGGTCTGCGAGTAGATGCTCTGGAGGAGCGTCTGCACGGCGGACTCGGTCGGCGCGGCGTCGGTGTTGATGCTGGCGGTCGGAGTGCGGTAGGCGGCCGGGACCGGGAGGTCAGTTTGGGCCGCGCTATCCACGAAACGGAACAATCCGCGCGTGCGATACGGGTTGGCGCCGCTCTGCTCTTGCGACTCGCGGTCGGAGCAGAAGGCACTTTCCATGTCCCTTTTTGTTTCCAGAAGAGCCTTGCTCACGCCGACCGCAAGCTGCTTGCGGCGGCCGATGCCGGCAATGTCGCTGGCCTCTTGGACGAACGTATCAACCTTGACGGCGCGGCGGAACATCTGCCCGCGGGCGCTCAGGAGGGCGCGGTTTTTGGAGGGATCGTCAAACGCGGAAACGTCTGCGTTGCTCAGGACGCCGTCGAAGGACGGGTCGTTGTATTTGTCAGCTTGAAAGCTGTAAACGGCAGCGTTAGATATATCTTGGCCCTTTCGAGCCGCACTTACGAAGGGCGTGTTTTTTGCATCGACGATAGTGATAACGTCGCTCAGGTCTTCACGTTGACCTGTCACTGGGAAAATTGATCCAGTAGCCATGATGATTGGTTCTTTCTCTTTTTGGGTTAGCTCAGAAGACTCTCGGCGAAGGCTTCCAGCGATTGGCGGTCGCCTCGTTCGTAGAGTCGTTTTGCAGCGTCTTTGCTGCTTGTCTTGGTGGCAGACTTGGCGGCGCTAACCGGGGATGCAGGTGTGGGAAGTTGGGCTTCTGATTTTGCTGACGAGACTTTCTTGGCGGCGCTGGCTTTGGCTTTTTGGGCTTCTTGCTTTTGCATGAGCTGCGACTCGCCGTAGAGGGCGAGGCCGACCCAGTATTCGACTTGGGGCAGCTTGAGCAGCTCGGGCGCTTGCTTCACGGTGGCGCGGTAGGCCGTGTTGAGCGCGGTGCCTTTGGTGAAGATGTCAGGGAACAGGTTCTTGGCGGCTTCGACGGCTGGCTGGCGTTGGGCGAGCCATTGCTGGCGCGCGGGGGCGTGCAGGGTCAGAACGTCGTCTGCTTTGAGCAGATATTCTTTGACGGCATCGCTGTCTACATAGACCTCGCTGCCGTCTGGACGCTTTACCGTGGCGCCGTCGCTGTTCTTTAGTGCCCAGCGGCGGACTTCCTGCGCGCTTTTGACCTTGGCCTCAAGCGCTTCTTGCGTATCGACATCAGCCAGCGGGTTCTCTGCGGAGGGCTGAAGGACGGGGCGGCTGGCTTCGTTGACCTGCGCCTCCAATTCGGCGAGCTTGGTCTTGGCCGCGCTGTATTCGGTCTCCAGCGTCTGAGCCTTTTCGAGGGCTTCTTTTTTCTGGGCCGTCAGCTTGTCGATCCGCTTTTGGACTTTCTCCTGCGGCACCGGGGCGTCGTCGTCTTCGGACTCTTCGTCCTCGGACTCCTTGGCATCTTCATCTTCGGACTCTTCCGCGGGCTTTTCAGCCTCGGATTCGTCCGACTCGTCATTGTCAGAGAGCTTTTCTTCTTCCGCGTTGGTCTTGGGATCAGCCGCTTCCGGTGCTGGTTGATCCAGTCCGACGAGCGCTTCGCTGATCGACATAACGTCGAAATCTTCCACATCTACGGCCGGAGCCGCGTTATCTGTCGCCATGAGCTTTACCTCTCAAGTAGGAACCAGGCAGAGCGTCTGCCAGTCCGATCAAACCAGTGTGCCATGCGGGCACGACTCAACTTTGATACTACCAGTATAACGACTACTGGACAAATGTCCAGCAAAAAAGTTGAGGGTTGAGAGATGAGGGTTGAGTTGTGTCACAAAGTGTGCAGTGCTTTTGTGACAAAGCGTATGCACTTGCGCGCAGAGTTATACGGTTTGCAACGAGTTCCCGATCGGGGATAAATGCCCAGAAAGCGGCCGGATTATACCCGAAAAGGTGCGAGCGGGAACATGGCTTTACACTAAGCGCGAGGCTACGGCGCGGCGCTGCTCGAGGGTGTCCCACAGTTCCTGCAGGGCGTTGAGCTGGCCGGCGGCGTGGGCGAGGTAGCCGGGTTCTTTGGCGGTGGCCATGGTGGCGACCAAGGTGCTGGCGTCGGCGATGCGGTCCTGCAGCTCGAGCATGACGGCGAGGTAGGAGGGCGGCGCCTGGTCGCGGGAGAAGGCGAGGGCGCCCTCGCGGTCGAAGTCTTCGCTGACGGTGTAGAGGTCGGTGGGGATGGTTTTGGTTTTGGTGAACATAAGGTGCTTGCTGTTTGCGAATGGCGAATTAGCCGCGGCGCATGAAGTAGATCAGCTTGTCCGCGTTTATGACGTGCGGGGCGCAGTCCATGCAGCAGGGGCCGAGCTGGGGGTCGCCGTGCCACTTAACCGTAAGAGGTTGCTCGCAGACTTGGCATAATGGGACGCCCCGGGAAGTGGCCTTCCAGGCGTCTGGCGGTGGAGGTTGGTTGCGGGACAGGGTGGTCATCACCACTTGACCTTGTCGGCCCAATACGCAGCACTGCCCTTGCCCTTATTAATGTTCTTGGCGTGTCGCGCCTTGAACGACTTGTTGCGCGAGCTGCCGTCAGGAGATCCCTTGACGCCTTGCTGTCCGAAACGGATTAGCTTGCCGCCGACCGGCAGGGCATCGCCGCAGGCTTTGACAACGTGGGACTTGGTTGGGTGACTTGGCGTGCGCTTGGGCTTGTTGCATGCCATCTTGGCTTTGTCGGTTTTCATAAATCAGTAGCTGCCTCCTCCGTGGCTGCGCAGGATGTCGCCCTCGACGTTGATGGCATCGGAGAGGCAAACGTAGCGAAGCAAATCGATGAAGTCTTTTACGGCCCCGAGCTTTTTGTCCGCACCAGTATAAGTCTGCAGCGCATAGATGACATTTTTGCAGTTCTCTGAGATGTAAAGCCTCGGCTGGTTAATTGCGTCCACCGGCTTCTCGGGGTTGTATGACAGCGCGTCGTTAATCATGCTGACGCCTTCGTCGATGCTGTCGCCCGGCGTGGCGGTGAAGTGCATATTCAAGTCCGCCATGTCATCAATGAGGGTCGATGGCGACTCCTTGCCTAAATTTCGGGCGTGCCCATAGCGACTGTCCATCCAGCGCTCGAAAATTTCTTCGCCGCCCTCGACGCGCAGAATTTCTTCTTTGTAACGCTGTAGCCCAAAGCCAAAATTCTGCTGCGCAGGACCGGGTTTGCCGTCGAGCTTTTTGCCATCTGGCAGCGCCCACTCGCCGGCATAGCCCACGCCTTCGATGTATGACGTTTGGTCGGGCCACTCGCGGTAGACAACGATGCGGCCGGTAATATCGTGAACAGTCCAAAGCATGGCCCAATTTTTGCCAGACGCTGGATCGACCCAATGATAGCGAGTCCCATTTGGTACGTTGCTGTGCCGGATGACGTGAACCTTCGGGTTGAACAGCGGAAAACGGCCAGAATGCGCCTTGGTGGGGATTCCGTAAGCTCGCTCTAAGATTTTTTCTCGGGTTTCGCTTTGCAGCTCCCTTTTCATCCGAGACCAGCCAGCCCAGGGATTTAGCTTGGTGTGAAAATAAATAATGGGCCGACCCTTCGGGTTGATTTGCTCAATGGGCACTTGCTCAAAGCCGACAACCTTGCCCTCGGCGTTTTTCCGCTCTAGCAACTCAGCATCGACGGTGACAACGTCTTTGGCGCCGGACAAGTAGTCGGCCACGATAGGCGTCCAGCCCTGCACCGGGGTAAAAGTAACGGCCAACTTGCCATTTCGGTCTACCAAGCGGAAGCGGATTGTGCTGAGAACGTCGAGAGCGCCCATAGCCTCGTCCATCCAAACCATATCGACCTCGCCACCTTCTAATGTGGACGGATCTTGCGAGTAATTGCGGAAAATGCACTGTGCTGAGTTTGGCGCGACCCACTTGGATTCTGAGAAGCCATTCTTAATTGTGTAGGATATTGCCGTGACGGCTGATTTCCTAGCGTTTCTCCACTCAGGTGGCATGTATTTCCAAACGCGGGGCTGCTGAATTCTTCTTTTTTC